AGAGAAAGGGAGAATGAATAGAGATCCTTCTAAGACGTTCTTTCATTATTATCAGCATGGTTGGAATAGTTTTGCTACTGGTCAATATACTAGTGCAATCTCTCTTCAAACCTTCGGTGAAAGAGATCCTATTGCTGAAGAGCGATATAAGATTCTTCGTACTGGTAGTGAAGAAGAAAAGGAAAAAGCTAAGGCTATAGTCCGTTCTGAAAAGTGGTTAGTAAATGTTTATGTAGTTAATGACCCTGTTAATCCTGAAAATAATGGTAAGGTTAAAATGCTTCGTTACGGTAAGCAAATTCATAATATTATTACCGATGCAATTGAAGGGGAAGATGCATCTGAGTTAGGTCCTCGTATCTTTGATTTAAGTCCTAATGGTGTTAACTTTAGAGTTAAGGTAGAAAAGCAAGGTGACTTTCCTACTTATGTATCATCTAAGTTTGCAATGCCTAGTGCAATTGATGGTCTAGATGAAGATAATCATAAAGAAATTTATGATAATACTTTTGATTTAAGTAGTGTGTTTAGTGTTAAGAGTTCTGATGATCTTAAAACGATGTTAGATGAACATTATTATGTTAAAGATGCTTCTACTACAACTACTACTATTATGTTTGATAAGGAAGAAAATAATACACCCGTTCAAACTGCAGTAAGTGAGCCAGTTGTTGAGGAAAAGAAAGATAATGATGAAGATGAAGTTCTAAAAGAACTACTTGAAGGTCTTGACGTTTAATAAAAATGGCTGACGACCAACCACAAATGATTCCAATGCCTCAAAACCCTCCTCAGGGTGAACAGGCTCCTGAATTAACTAGACAACTTTCTCCTAATGAAGAAAGAAGTGTCTTACTTAATTTTATGGGTAATATGTATGGAGAAGCCAGTAAAATGGATAGTAATATTGTTGGTGAATCCACTACTTTAAAAAGAGGTGCAAGTCAAGAAATAAAGAAGCAAATTGAACAAGTCTATGCTCAACCTCAGCAGTCTGTACCTCAACAGGTGCAGGCTGCTCCTATTCCTGACCCTCCTGTACAAAAATTATCAATACCTACGCAAGATCAATCTATTAAAATATCTAATAATGATTCTCAATTATCTTTTAATTTTGATGTTTCAGAAAAAGAAGAACTTATAAATCAAGTTAATGATTTAGTAAAAAAGGTAAATTTTCAGACTAAGCAAGTTAAAGAATTAAATGAAAAAATTGATGTTATAATAGATAAAATAACAACTACATCATTACCTATCAAAAGACAAGCAAAAAAAAAATCAGTTGATAAATAATGGGAAAACTAATATAATAGAATTAGTATATGGCTTATTTAAAAATAAAAAATAAAAAAGACTTTGTATCTAACTTTTTAGCTCCAGTCTCTAATCTTAACGATGCATGTATTTTAACAATACAAGATAATATTATAAGTTGCACTTTAGCATCGGCAGATGCAACTATAGTATGTAAATCATCGATGGAAGTAGATACTGATATTCCTAATAATACTACTTTAAATTTACCAGATATTAAAAAACTAGTTAGAGTTTTAGATATTATACCAACTACCGATATTGAACTAAAGATTAATGAAAATAATTTATCTTATAATCAAAACGGTTATAAATTTAGGTATCATTTACTTGATGACGGTATTATAAAACAACCTTCTTTAAATATTGAAAAAGTAAAAAAGCTGGAATTTAATACTAAATTTATAGTTAAAGAAAGTGAATTAAATACCTTATTTAAAGGTAGCTCTTTTGCAACTGAAACATCTAAGGTTTATATCTATGAAGAAGATAATAAAATTTATAGTGAATTAGGTGATAGGTCTAGACATAATTCAGATAACTTTGTATGTTTATTAAGTGATAGTTTTGAAGGTAATATAGTTAAACCTTTACCAGTTAATTTTGATTCTTTTCGTTTAGTAAGTTTCGGAGGAAGTAGTGAAGTTAATTTTAGTGTAAATACAGATATGGGTGTTATAACTTGTAATTTTAAAAAGGGTGACGCTGAATTGATTTATATCATATCTGCATTAATTAATTAGTATATGAAAAAAGATTGGTCTGAACATAAAGTAAAAAATAAAATAAAAACCCCTGGTTATTTTATAAAAAGATTAAAAGATAATGGTTTTGTTGTACTAAAAATATTTAATGCATATTCTAATGTTGATCCTAGAAGATGGACAGTATTAGTAGATCCGGGATATCATAGTGTATATATAACTTGCTTTACAAATAAAGATCAAAAAGATGAAGTATTATTTGAATTCGATGATGGGGGTAATAATTTTAATAAAGGTTTTTATTTAAGTACGAATAGTATAGAAGTAGTAGTTAATCAATTAATAGAAAAAGGGGTAAATAATGACCCCTCTAAAAATCCATTCAGTAGGATAAAATAATTCATGATAGAAACCCTAGAGAAAAATAGGTTTACTGACCTTGGGGGTGAACGTGTGTATTATAAAGACAATATAGTTGTTTATAAAACTAATAATATTAATACAGTTGATGCTTTAAATGGTAAAGGCTGGTGTCCAAACGAGCCTGGTATGAAAAATTATATTGGTCCGCTATATGTTATAGTAAAAATTTTACCTAATGGGATTAAAATTAAAGGAGGTATGGATACAGGTTATGGTACTTTAAGATATATTAATGATAAAACTATGACAATGGAAGATGCTAAAAAATATATTGATATAATTGATACTGTATATACAGATGAAGTGTTAATGAATATAACTCCAAAAATGAAAAATAAAAAATATATTTTACCTGATATGTGGTTGTTAAGAAAATTAAATAATAGGATTAATACTGTAATAAGAAAAAATAAAAATATTATTGAATTATTATTAAAACAAAAAGTTGATAATTTTACATAATTAATTCAATATATTAATATGAGAGGTTTTTATGATCCCGGTGAATTTGCTTGCTTAGCACCAATAGTTAATGCTAAGGATGAAATTGTAAATGAATTAAACAATTACAGAAATGATGATATGTTTTTCAAGTTTTCAGCAGATTTTAAAGACGAAAATGTAGTTGAGAACGTAATTGGTACTTGGGTTGCAGCTCAGTTTTATTATCGTAAATCAGGTTCGCATAAAATACATGCTCCTAACTTTAATGCTATTTTTGACCGTAATGGGGGAGATAAAAATCAACTAAAAAGAAAATGGATAAAATATTTAAGATTAGCTCCAAAACTTTTACCTAAAACATATAAAATATTAGAAAGTGTTAATGAAGTATATTGGTCCGGTATGAGCAAAATACAGGCTAATAGTGAGATAAAATCGCATAAACATAAGTTTAGAGTGCCTACTTTAACATTTCAAATATGTTTATCACCGAGTTCAGGTAACTGTGTTTTAACTTTAAATAATGAGAAAGTTAAATGGGGAGATGTGGGTCAAATGATGTTATTTGATGGAAGATTAGATCATGATCTTATTAATGACTCACCCGACTCTCGTACAATTATGCATATGGAGATTGACCCTACAGGTCATCCTGACTATAAATGGTATTAAAAATATATAGTTACGACAATAATGAATATAAAAAATTACCTATTGACTATTTAAATAATAATTTATGGGATTCTGTAGTTTTAGATTCAGAGAATAGATTATGTCTAGTTAAAGATCATAAAAAATATTTAAAAAATAAATTTAACTTAGAATATGATGCTAAGTTAATTTCAACTCACCCAATTTTGAAATCTGAAATATTTATTAATTTTGTAAATATCGGGAATATAAAAAGAATTTATTATGCAGGTTATAAAATAAAAAAAGATCAATATGCGTTATTAGAATGGTTATCTATAAAATTTGAGTATGAGTTATATAAAGTAAATACCTGGTACTGGCATATAACTAGGATTCAAAACCCTAAAGCAACTGAATTACACTTTGTAAACGCAATACACCGTAATGATTCTAAAAAAGTACCAGTTTTTAAATTAATGTATTCCCCACCTACAGTTGACGTTCTATAATAATATACTAAAATATATTAAATATTTTTATGTCAGACAAGGAAAAAAATAGTAAAAATGATGATGAAATTGTAAATGATGAATTTATTAACAATATTGACCCTAGTACTGAAAATTTAATAAGGGATGCTTTAAAAACTTTAGTTAAGGAAAAATATAATAATAGAAAAACAGATAATGAAATTGAAGCAATGGTTTCGACTTGTTCTGAGTTTATGAATTGTTTTGTAATAATGGGATATGATTTTAATGGTAAATCTATTAGACCTATATTTTATGCTAAAAATGATAGAGATACAGATGCCCTTACACAATATTTACAAAAATTTATTATGAATTCATTACATTGATTTTTAGTTTTTTTAAACTAAAATATATATATGAATGTTTTAATTCTCGGTAAAGGTTATATAGGCGCATACTTACAACAGTATTTAAATAATAAGAATCTTTCTAACTATAATATATTTTTTAAATCAAAAAAAGATTTAGATTATACTGACTCTGAAATATTATATAATTTTTGTTTAACGGAAAATATAAATACAATAGTTAATGCATCAGGTTATACAGGTTCACCTAATGTAGATGGTTGTGAAGATAATAAAAATGATTGCTTTTTTTATAATGTAAATATCCCAGTAATTATTGAAAGTGTAAGTAAATCATTAGATATTAATTTTATTCATATAGGTTCTGGCTGTATATATACTGGTTATGATAAAGAATATAATGAAGATGATACTCCAAACTTTGGAATTTTTAATAAAGAATCAAGTTTTTATAGTAAAACTAAACATATATCAGAATTAATGCTTGATTCTAATTTTACAAATATTATACGTATAAGAATGCCAATAGAAAATAAATTATCAAGAAAAAATCTATTAACTAAACTTATTAATTATTCAAATCTTATAGATTTTGTAAATAGTAAAACTGATATGCAAGTTTTATGTGAATTTATTGAAACTGTAATTGAAAATTTTAAGGCAGGTATATATAATGCTGTTCATAGTAATTCTTTAGGTACAGAAGAAGTTATTGATATTTTAAAAGAGTACGGTATAGAAAATAAAGATTGGAAATTTATACCTTATGAAAATTTGGAATTAAAATGTAATAGAAGCAATTGTACCTTAACAAATGATAAAATTAAAAATGATTTTAACTTTGATTTTGGTAATGAAGAACATTACTTAAGATTAAACGCATCTTTAATTGGAAAGGAATTAAAATGGAAAAAGAATTAGTAGGATTTACAGCTGGTAACTTTGATTTGTTACATCCAGGTTACATATACACTTTTGAAGAAGCAAAAAGACACTGTGATAGATTTTTAGTATTTTTGCAGAAAGATCCTTCGGCCACAAGATATACAAAATACAAACCTGTTATACCTTATTATGAAAGATATAAGACTTTAATGGCAATCCAGTATGTTGATGATGTTTACATGTATCAAACTGAAGAAGAATTAATAGAGTTAATTAAATTTTTTAAGCCTGATATAAGAATTTTAGGTGAAGATTATATTGGTAAACCTTTTACAGGTGACGATCTACCACCAAAGGTTATATATACTACTAGATCGCATGAGTGGTCTACGACTAAAATAAAAGATCTGATAACAGCTCAGACGATAAAACAAAATCCAGATATTATAAAAAATGCAAAAAGAAAGTAAAAATATATTAGTAACAGGTGGTTATGGTTTTATTGGTAGTAACTTTATACGATTTCTACGTGATAACTTCCCTCAACATAACATAACATGTATAGATAAAGATGGTTATGCTTCAAATAAAGATTTTATTAAGGGATTATGCGATAAAGAATATAAATTAGATATTACTAATACTTTAGAGTTGGAAAATATTTTTTTAAGTAATGAAAAGTTTGATTATATATTTCATTTTGCAGCAGAGTCTCATGTTGATAATAGTATATTAGGACCTAAAGTTTTCGTTGAATCAAACGTTCTTGGCACGTTAAATATGTTAGAATGTTTCCGAAAAATAAATAATAATTACGGAAGATTTGTACATATAAGTACTGATGAAGTATATGGTCATTTAGGGTTCAATGATCCCTCATTTACTGAGTTAACCCCTATTGCACCTCGTTCTCCCTATGCTGCAAGTAAAGCATCAAGCGATCTCTTATGTTTATCTTATATAGAAACTTTTAAATGCAATATAAGTATAACAAGATGTTGTAACAATTATGGTCCTAATCAACATCAAGAAAAATTTATACCAACAATCATTAAATCATTATTGAAAGGTAAAAAAGTACCTATATATGGGGAGGGACTAAATGTTCGTGAATGGGTCCATGTTTATGATCATAATCTTGCAGTATGGGCAGTAGGTACTCAAGGTAAAAATGGGGTTTATAATATAGGATCTGGTTTAGAACTATCAAATATTGAGTTAGTTGATAAAATATGTACAATTATGGGTAAAGACCTTGATAAAAACGTGAGATTTGTAGAAGACAGACTAGGGCATGACTTTAGATACAGTATTAATTTTGATAAAATTCAAAAAGAACTATTTTATGAGCCTTTATATAATGATTTTGATAATCAAATGGAAGAATTAGTTGAATTTTATGAAAATATCAAAAGTTAAATCCGGAAACATTTATGCTTGCCATCACGGCCAATGGGCTGGCCAGTTATTCTGTTATATTTGTCAAGATAAAAAGGAACAGACGTATAATTTTCTTAGAATGCCTGATATGGCAACTACAAAAATGTCTCAAAATGATTTTAATGAAGGATTAGATAAAGAAATTATAAAATTTGTAGAAAAATGCCCGAAATATGTGTTTAAAGTAATACAAGCCCAGTTTAAGAAAAATGAAAATACTAACGATAGACGGAAATAATTTAGTCCATAGAGTATATTGGGTAGCAAACAATATAAAAAATGTTTCTGAAAATTATCACGTTTATATGTTCCTTAATAGCGTTAAAAGTTATGTAGAAATGTATCAACCTGATAAGACTTTTTGTGTTTGGGATGAAAAACCTGATTATAAACCTAATAAACGCAAGGAACTACTTGAAGATTATAAAGGAAATCGTGATAAAGAATATGGTAAAGAGGTACATACTAAAAATGAAATTATTAAGGAAATGTTAAATACTATGGGTATACCATCTATTTTTCCTAGATCTTACGAAGCTGATGACGTTATTAAAATAATTAACGATGCATATGATAAACATTGTACAACTAAATTTTATATAACTAAAAAATTATTTAGACATATTATAGTTACTGTTGATAGAGATTTGTGTCAACTAATTTCTAATAAGGTTTCTGTTTATGATCCAATTAGAAAGATAGAAATTAATAAAGAAAATTTTAAAGATATTTTAAAATATGATAAAAAAAATTTTATTAAAGTAAAAGCTTTAACTGGAGATAAAAGTGATAATATACCTGGACTAAAAGGTTTTGGTAAAGTTAAAATAGAAAAATTTTTAAATGGTGAAGTATTTTTAACTGAAGAAGAAGATAATATATATAAAAGAAATCTAGAATTAGTTACTTTAACTGAAGATAAAGATGAAAAAGAATACGTTTTAAATCAATTATCAGAAATTAAAGATACAACTAATTATGATGATTTTAAAAAACTAAGTAAAGAATATAAATTTAGTCAAATAGTTAAAAATGATACAAAATGGTATACAGCTTTTTTTCAAGACAATAGATTATTAGAGTTATTATCTTAAATAATTATATATGCAAGATCAATTTATCAATCCTCAACAAATAAGATCCCCATTTACAGGAGAAACTGCTAGACCAGTTTTTAATAGTTATGATGCAAATGGTAAGACTTATGAACAAGCAATTATTTCTGACCCTGTTACTGGTCATATAATTAAAAAAGGTTTAGTATCAATTAAAGATACAAAAACAGGTGAAATTATACAAGATTATAAATCTGTATTATCACAAAGTAATACAACACAAAGTAGAGGTTAATCTTGAAAATCAAAATATTACATTTATAATATAAATGTGATAGTTATACCTGAGCAATATGTAGTTAACGTTTTATATGAGAATATATATAAAATCTCATATAATAAATATACTAAAACGTATAATGGATGTTGTCCTATTTGTAAAGAAGGCGGTTCATGGGGTAAGAAGAAAAGATTTTATTATATACCTTCAAAAGAATTAGCATATTGTCATAATTGTGGTTATAGTAAAAAAGCTCTTACATTTATAACTGAGGTAACTAATAAATCATTACATATTATTATAAATGAAATAAAAAGTTTTGATGTAGAAATTTTACCTCGAGAAGAAACTACTGAAGTAAAAAATGTAATAGATAAAAGTTTACCTGAAGATTGCATTAATTTATCAGATTCTAGTCAGATACATTATTATAAAGATAATGCTATAGTAAAATTAGCTTTAAAATTAATTAAAGAAAGAAGATTAGATAAAGGTATTAATAAACCTAAAACATTTTACGTTTCATTGAAAGACCCGGTACATAAAAATAGATTAATATTACCTTTTTATGATGAAAGTGATAATATTATTTTTTATCAATCAAGAGGTCTAACTAAAAAAGATTTATTTGAAAGACCTAAATATCTTAGTAAAGTAGGGTCTGAAAGAAGTTTATACGGTATTCAAAATATTAATTCAGATTATGATAATATCTTTATTTTTGAAGGTCCTATTGATAGTTATTTTGTAGAAAACGGATTAGCTACTTGCGGTATTACTGAAAATACTAATAAAATGTTTACTGCTTTGCAAAAACAACAGATCAATAAACTTAATTTATATGAAAAAATTTACGTATTAGATAATCAATATTGTGATAAAGCATCTTTAAATAAAAGTATATTATTAATAGATAATAATGAAAAAGTTTTTATATGGCCTAAAGAGCTTAAAAAATTTAAAGACTTTAATGATATTTGCATAGCGGGTAATAAAGACAAAATAAAACCTGAATTTATATTAAAAAATACTTATTCAGGTCTTAAAGCTAAATTATTGTTAACTGAAATTAAGAATAGTTAATTATTTTTTACCAGTACCGGTAAATCCTTGAGCTCTTGTACCTGTGGTAATAAAATCAGCATATTGATTTAAAGTTTTTAATTCAGCTACTATTGCTTCTAAAGCTTTTGTAATTGAAACTAATTCAGGATTTTCTTCATCTTCTAAAGGTTCAATTTCATTTGCTTGATCATCCGCAGAAGCTTCTTGAGGGGTAAACTGATCATTATCATCTTGTTCTACCTCATTATTATTAACGTATGCTTCAAAAATTAAATCTTGGTCTGTTTTCATATTATTATTTAGTTAAATTTATATTTTGGATCATTAGCTCCTGCTAAGTACCCTTTAAGTATTTCACTTAATGATGAAACTTCCATTGCTACTCTTGCAATCTTTTTGGTTTCAGCATTTGAAATACTATCAAATATTGTATCAGGTTCAGCAGAGTTTAAAGAAGTTTGAATACTATTAGAAGTACCATTTAAATAGTCTCCAAATCTATCCATTTCATTAATCCAGCTACTTAATTCTTCAAACATTTGTTTAGATTGTGTACTAACTGGATCATCACCTACTGGAGCTTCTACATCAAAATCTTCTGGAGAAGTTTCCGGCTCTAAGGTAGAAGCCATTGCTTCTTGATCAGTTAATTCAGTATTTTCATCATCTTGTTCAGATAAAAACTTTTTAAATCGTTTTTGGTATAAGCTCATACTATTATTTATAAATATTTATATGCAATCATACAAAAAGTTTGAAGACTTCGTAAAAGTAATTCAAGAAGACGCTGGACATGAAATTATGCCTGACGTTGTAAGAGATCAATCTGGGTTAAAAACTGAGTACCCATCACAACCATCTAGTGTTCGAGATATATTTAATAAACAAAATAGAACGGATGTTGCTCCAGAAAATATACCTTATCCTTTAAATGAATTTGATGATGTAGTTGCAAATGCATTTGTATCAATACAAAATTTAGAAGAGCTTCTAAAAATTGCTAATACCAATACAGTAATTAAAAATAAAAAGCCATTAGATAATTTGAGTAAAGAAATTATTGAGCTTAAAGGTAAATTAGTTGATATTAGTAGGAAAGTTAGTAAAATAAAGTAATGAAGAAATTATTAACGTCATTAACATTAACTTTGTTAGTTAGTGGTTTGTTTGGTATTATTTTTAAAGACTGGTTAGTATTTGGTCTTGCTACAATCTTACAAATATTATTTTTTTATTTTTTTAATACAGTATATGAAAATTATTTAACTAAAAAGGTTATTGAGGCTAGCGCATTAGTAGAAAGAGAAAAATTAAAAAACACAGTTAAAGTATTATGTCCATGCGCTGAAAATAATCCACAAGAAGTTTTATTATCATTTAATGAAGATACAATTTTTAAGTGTCAAAAATGTAATAAAGATGTAAGAGCTTCTACAAATATAGGTACGACTTTAGTTACGACTCCATTAGTTACAAAAAATGGATAATTTAGAAAATATTACTACAGAAGTTTCAAGTTCTTCTTTAGATACGAAAAAGGAAAATAAAAAAATATCCTTAGAAGAAATAATAAATTTTTTTACTGATCATAATGAAATAAACTCTCAACAATTAGTTGCTGGTAGAATTTACCAAAAAAATAAAAAACTTAAATTTTTAGAAACTTTTTTTAAGTTAGTTGAAGAAGAAATAAGTAAAATTGAAACTAAAAATAATAAAGATTTAGATAATTCATTTTTTAATTTAAATAAAAAAATTCTATCTAATAATATATATAATATAAAAGAAATTATTAACATTTACGGTATAGATGAAAATAGATTAATTACTTTTTTATTAGGAACTGTCATACAATCATTATATGATAAAAAAGACTGATAATATAATTCAAGAATATGGAATAGATTTTGTTGCAAGATTTGCATGCCTATATGAAGGAGTTAACGTAGCTTGTAGTAGAGCTGAAAGAATTGGGTATGATACCGAACATAGTACTGCTTGGATTAAACCTACTGCATTTCAAAAATATATAGATGAAAGATATCTCGATATGAAACACGATATTCAACTTTATTTGAAAGGAATAGATACTGATGAAATATATCCCTGGGATGAGATTTATTAATAATACTAGAAATAATACTAAATTATTTGAAAGAAATAAATTATATATTCTTCAAGATATTAAAAAAAATGAAAAAGGTCAGGTAAGCTATACTTTTGTCGTAGATGATAAATTAAAAGAAGTTAAATTCGAATCATTTTCTCAAGCTGAAAATTGGTTAAGTACTATTGTAGTTTAATAGTAATCACCGTATACATCAGTATCATTATCAGACATATCAAAGACATCTTTTTTACTGATATCATCTACTATATATTCATCATAATCTTCTCTCTTAGGTAAAGAATGAGGATTAGTACCACCGGGTAATCTACCTGCAAATGAATCTTCATAAACTTGATCATTAGTAAATTCACCCATTTCTGCAGTTATAGCTGCTTGTAACGTTAGTAAATCTTCAGTTGCTATATCTGATAATCTGCTAGTAGTTGTTGATAAATCTGCTTCTAATATTTGTACACTTTCATTATTAAAGTTAATATTAGGCTCAAAACTATAATCTAATCGTTTAGCCTTCAATAGGAATACATAATGACCTTGTAAATTATTAATTTGAGATATATCCTGATCTAATTTTTCAGTAATTTCAAAAAACTTAGCTTGTCTTTTGTTTGGTCTATCGTCACCGTATTCAGTTAATTGAAAAACATCCCCAGCTTTAGGTTCTATAATTGGACCAAAAGCAAAATACCTATCATATATGCCTTGAGGTAATTTTCCATTTTCGGTAATAAAAGTATGTTCTCCAAAAGGAGCAAAGTCAGCTGATAAAGTTTTAAATTCGTCAAAAAATGATGAAATAT